ACCTGTTTTAATCTCATCAACCCGGATTTTGTCAAGCATGTCAATTGACGTGATCTTCCAAAGTGTTTTCAAAATCCACGCCTTGAATTGCTTGTCTTTTGCCGACGTTCCAAGTGCCATTAAATTGAAAAGCCCTTCGATTTCAGCAACCAGGCGTTCGCGTTCTTTGCGGTCGTTCATCCGCTTTTGCTCGCTGTCCTCAAACTTGTCAACAATAGCAGTTGTTTCGGAACGCTTTGCGACACCGTCCAATAGCCGGTCAATGGCAGGTGCAAAAGATTCATAAGAAGGGTTTTTGAACTGCTTGCCGTCAATTGTTGCCGTCCGGTCTTTGATGATTGTTGCAATCCGGAAAATGGATTTCTCTTTTTCAAGAAGGTTCATTTCCTTTTCCATCAAAACAAGCAGGTCGGGTTCAAAGGCTGTTTCGTTTTCCGCCTTCATCTTAATGCCGGATTTGAAGATTTCCCGCTTCCCGGTTTCTTCGTTCTTCTCATCTGTATATTCATAGCCAGCGCGACCCGTGAAGATGATATGCACATTTGATTGCACGTACTTGTTTGAAAACTCCTTTTTCCACTGCGGCTTAATGATGCCCCAGTCTTCAAACTGCAAGCGCGACCTGTTCTTTTGGGCAAGGAATGCGGAAATGTATTCCTCCCATACGTGCGTAATCGAGTCAATTATCAAGATGTCAGCGGCTCCGTTTTCACACTCTACAATCGCTTGATTAAGCGCTTTTAAGCTGCGTTGGTCATCAATAACAATTGCCTCAATTTCGTTTTCCTGAAAGAGTCCGGTCAAAGCCTTTGCTGCTTTTTCGGTGTCGAAAATGGCGACGGGTTTTTTTGATCCAATTTTTTGGTGTAAACCAATTGCGACCAATGCGGCGGTGTATGTTTTTCCATCACCCGCGAAGCCCTCTAAGGCCATCTTTAGGAACGGTCTGTTGTTTTCCAATTTCTTGAACATTTATTTTATCCAAATCGGTTCTCTTTCCTTTAAATAAGAACCGTATGTGGTCATATGTTTCTTCACCGTATTTCTCCATCAAATTTCTCAACGATTCTCTATCGTTGGCGTCTAAAACTTCTTTGATGTATTTAGGGAATTTTGAAGGGATGAATTTATAACTTCCGTCATCATATATGACGTTGAACCCTTTGTCTGTTATATTTTCCCCGAAGTTGTTTTGGTAAGCCGAACCGGCGTATCTGACATTATCAGCCAACCAAGAAGCGTCGTGATAGTGTCCTATGTAAACCATATCGAAATCTTTAAACAAAGAAGGCTTAATTTCAGATTCGACTTTTGAACCATCATTATTCATAACCCCGTCAAAACCGGAATGAGTAATCATTATGTTCACTTCAGAAGGGTCTATCTTTATTTTAGAAAATTGCTCCAACCATACATCGTCTTTAAAATATGGAGCGAACACGAAATTTACTCCAGATATTACAGTTTTTGTGATATCCCTGTAAACTCTGAAACTATCCCTGATATATAAATCAAGATAACTATTCAAGGAATCCGCGTCCGTTTTGTCATGATTTCCTGGAATTCCGAACATCGTAATCCCTTCTGAATCCAAATATTCTATTATATCAAGAAAATCGGTCAAAGAAGATAGCGGCTGACCCGACCTGTTGGTGAATGAATCTCCGCCGTTGAATATTCGGTTGATTCCAAATTTTTTGCAAACTGCCACGGCTTGCCTGAATATATCCTTAACTAAGGAACCATTGTCCTTAGTTAAGTGAACATCATTAATTAAAACGGCTAGAGGTTTTTTCATATTACTTCTTTGTTGCTGTATTTGCTAATCTTTCTTTCAATCCTAGCAAATCTTTGTTCCTTTGATTCCTTATTTTGGAATGTAGCACGAATAACATTTTATTATTTTCTTCGTACAATTTAAAGAATTCTCTCAAAGAACTCCATTTCAATTTGTCTCCAAGAAATGTTATCTTTTTAGTACCTTCTTTTTTGAGAATTCCTTCTTCTAAAGCATACTCGATGTCTTCCTCGCTAAGTATTATCCCATAACCAAGTAATATTCTTATCTCGGTTGGTACGCGGCTGCCGAAGTCATTCTTTATAACTTTGACTCTTGATATCTGAGCTACTTCAACGTCATCAATTTTTTCGTGTTTCGCCACTGAAACGCCCAATCTTAAACAAGGGAGCAATTCAACCCATTCTCCGCCGGTGCTTTTTTTGACCGAACGCTGATTAAACCCGCCTATTGTATCATATTGGTGATTCAGCATTACGAAGTGAATTGTTCTGGAATACATTTCGCCCATAAGAAATTTTGCAAACATTTTAGCCGGTTTAGCGAACGCGCCTATTTTCTCATGCTTCATTTCAGTTATGTCGTCACCCTTATCAAATTTCTTTGTTAGAGTTTCGGTGTTTTCTTCCATCGTATCTAATTCTGATTTGCTGAGAGTTGCACCAAGGCTATCCCAAAGGAAAAAGAATTTAGGCTTTCCCATTTTGTTGTCTTTGAATATTTTATCAGTATCTTCCAACAACTTCTTAACCATCATGAACATTTTTTCAACAAAGCGAACTCTGATTACTATGATTTGATTGACGTCCAATCCTATCTGTAATGCATAGTCTTTATTATCTCTGTTTTCGCTGGAAAGGATGACCGCTACGCCGTCTTCGGGGTTTTCCTTTAGGAAGTTCTTCATACCCATCAATCCTATCGTAGTCTTGCCCGAACGGCTTGGTCCGGCTATTTCTATAATTCCGGTTGGTAACCCCATAACTCTCAAATTGTATTCGAGTTCAGGACTTCCGGTATGCGCCCAACTTTTTATCTCTTTAAAACCGTCTTTGTCGGCTAATTTGATAACATCTTCGTTGTTGAACTTTTTTATTAATTCGTTTACAAAATCCATGGTTTCTTATAATTAGAAAAGGGTCGCCAATGACGACAACCCTTTTATTAAATATTTATTGAAATTATTATTTCTTTCCGGCGGCTAACTTTTTTTGTATGTCTGCAAGAGACAACTTAGCTTTAGGAGCTTCTTCGGCTTCTTCCTCTTCTTCTTCAGTTTCTTCACCGGAAGCGGCCAAAGCCTCTCTGATTAGTCCACGGATGTCGTCATCTTCAAAAGATTTTTTCACCTTTACGTCCAAATCGTTTTCGGCAATATATTCTTTCAATTCTTCGCGGCTCATTGAATCAAATTCATCGCCGGTTTCTTCAGATTCTTCTTCAGCTTCTTCTTCGGCTTCTTTCGCTGAATTAGCTAAAGCCTCTCTGATTAAAGAACGAATATCATCGTCTTCAAAAGATTTTTTGACTTTTACATCCAAATCATTTTCAGCGATATATTCTTTCAATTCATCTCTGTCCATGTCATCGAATTCGTCAGAAGCTTTTTTCTTCTTCTTTGGAGCCGGTTCCTCTTCTTCCTCTTCAGCTTCCTTAACCGCTTTTTTAGCCGGTTTTTCTGACGAGCGAGTTACGGTCTTTTTCTTAGCCGGTTTAGAATCTTCTTCTTCCTCAGCGGCGTCGTATTGAGATTTCACTTCTTCAACTTTTTCAATCCAATCTTCATTGTCGAACAATCCTAATTCGTTAGAGTCATCGAAATTTTGAAGACCTTCCAAAGCTCTGTCGAAATCGCGGATACCATATTTAGGCAATACTTCGTTAAGCGGTTTCAAAGAAATAAACGATTCAAGAACCTCATCTGAGATAGGAACGGCGGTTGCTTTTTTAGGGAAAGAAACTTCGTAATAGTTTTCCCCTTTTTTCTTGTTAGGAGATTTCATGTATTTCACCAAAACCGGAAGACCTTCGTCTAAGTCAGTGAATGGGTCAGTTTCGATTGCTTCGCCTTCATCTTCTGAAAAAGATAGTTTGTTCAAAGCGTCGCGAACCATTTTCTTGAATTCCCAAAGCATAGGGTGTAATTCTTCGTCAGTAACAACTTTAGAAGCGTAAGCCATCCAAGTGTAAGATGGATTAAGAGAATCTTTATCCCCCGAAATAGCGTTCAATTTGTCAGAGTCTTTAGCCCAAATCTTTTTAGCCATTTTGACATATTCGTCAACGATGTCCATTTTAGTACCGCCGTGAACTTTTGAATCAAGAACAGTTGTTCTTCCTAGGTCGCCATCTTTTTTAGCAACAGATAACCAATAACTTTTCTTTGGAACATAAAATTCCTCAAGTCCTGGGTGAGGAGGGAAAATTCTGATTTTAATTGATTTTCCATCTTCAAGAGACAAGTATTCGTTGTTGGTAGCTCCAATCATAGAGTTTTCCTCATCAACTTGTTTCTTCAATTTTTTAATCGGAGTCGGCTTAAATTGGCCGCGCAAATCTTTACCCATAATTTTTTCTTTTTGTTTTATTAATTACTCTATCAATTTTTTTGTTTTCTTCAAAGCTATGTTGTTAACTTTGCCCTGAATTACGCTGTCGGATAAATCTCCAAAATTAACATTCATAGACAATTTATCCAGTTTGCCGCTTTTATCTTTCGCTGACCAAAACACGCTTTGAATGTAGTCTCTATTCTTTTGAGTTTCAATCAAAGATTTTCTCACAGCTTGAAATCCTTTATCCAAAGCGACTGCGGTGTTTAGTTGTTCAACCGTTGCGTTCTTTCCGCCGTTTTGAGCCGTTATAGATGCTCTAAGACGTTCTTTCAATTTAGCTTCAAATATCTCAACATTAAGTTTCTTTTCAGAAACGGCTGCTTCCATATCGGCTAACAATTTACCGAAACGATTTACTATTATGGGGAAGGTTATTATTTCTCCCAATAAATTTGAATAATCTATTTTCAATAAATAGTCTATTTCAACATCGTCTTCGAATTCGTCAAAAACTAATTTATAGTCTTGACCACCAATATTCAAAATCTTTACCATATCAATGTTTCGGTTCTTTTAAATCGGTTTCCCCATTCCTGATTCTTCTTGTTATTTCGAACATCAAATAATGAGCCGCTTTTAGAATATCTTTCAACAGACCACTTTTTTCGGCTCCGTCGGTATTGTATCGCTGAAGATAACGAGCGACTTGATAAGTGTTCAATAGAGCCCCGCCTTTCCCGTACAACATTTTTTTGGTATCGATAGTTTCGATTCCTTTTTCGTACTTGTCAGAATAACAACCGGCAATATGATTAGTCAACTGCAAAATTGCTTCAACCATTTCAGGTTCTTTACCGCCTATGGTTATGAGCATTTCCTTCACCAACTCAGCATTAGCGATTGTTAAATCTTTCTGGTTATCCGCGTCTTTTTCATCTTGGTTTTCCATAATCAAATAATAATTTATTAGTGTTTATATTCAAATCTTTAAATTCCAACGATAATTCTTCAACTAAAACAGATGCACAATTTTCTATACTTTCTTGAGCGTACCTCAAACGGGGCACAAAGCCGGTATTTCCTAAACTTATTTCTCTGTTAACAAAGAATATTATAGCAAGCCAATCGCAATACTTGACAAATAAATGTACTAAATCTTTTTCAGGCGAAACACAATCTATCAACATCCTTGATGAATCATCGTTCCTTAATCCCGATTCGCCGAATTCTTTTTCGGCCAAATGAGATGATAAATCGTCCAAAACTTTTCTCAATTCTTTACCGTTGTGAGGATTGTATTTGGTATCGTGAGATAAATCTCTCAACAAAAGGCTTTCGTCCCAATCATGAAATAAAGCTCCGGTTGTTACATCTAATTTGAATTTAACAACCTTATAGTTGCCATGATTCCCATCAAAAACATCTTCCAAAGCAATCCTAGCGAACGCGGCAACCTTATTGGAATGCTGAGAAACGCTCTCTTCTTTGAAGGTGTCAATTTCAGACCATTGTTTAATATTATCTAATCTTTTCAGATAATCGCTTTTTAGAATAAATTCCAACATACTATTTTACAATTAAATTATATACAATTTTGTTTTTTCCGTAGAATACAATACTTTTTGCCCCTTGAACTTGTCTTGTTTAGGAACTCCGTTTATCACTATAACCTTGCCGTTTAGGTTATTCGATTCCTCATCTATGTTTTCCCAAGCGTCAGGCCAAATGGTTATCGTTATCATGGTATTATTGCTTTCCATGTTTATTGAAACCATCTTACCGTTCTTTATTTCTCGCTCAAATATATGAACTATCTTACCGGCTAAAGTTACTTCTTTTCCCTCTTTAGCCTTTGGGAAATCTTCCCCCGCTATATAAAGTCCGGCGATTCTTTTATTCGGTATAGCGTCTTTAATCATTGTTTCGTAATCCACGTTGCCGAAGCCGGTAAGACGCTTTTGCTCGAAAACCCAAAAAGAATTAGTTTTAGCTTCATCTGTTTGATATTGGTCGGGCAGCGGGCAAGATTTTTTATCCAAATACCATTTCAATAGTTGTACGCGTTCACTGGAATTCTTAACATCTTCTATCAAATCAAAAGAGCCGGAAACAATCAGATTAACAATAACTCCTTTGTTGACTTTACTGGGAACGCGCGAAACAAATTCTTCCAATGAAAAGAATTTACCGCCGGCGGCGCGGGTCTCCATTATATTTTTCACGGCCACTTCTCCAACCCCCTTTATTTTTGTAAGGCTAAAGAATATGCGTTGTTCTTTTTTATCGCAAGTAAAGTTCAAATCCGAAAAATTAACATCCGGAGGTCTAACTTCTATATCAACTCCAATCTTTTTTATTTCAGATAATCTAAAAGGGATATCTGTTTCGCTTGCGTATTGCAATGAGGTTGTCCAAAATTCTAAAGGATAGTTAACTTTAAACCATTGACTCCAATAAGACATTATTGAATAAGCTGCGGCGTGACTTCTGTTGAACCCGTATCCGGAGAATTTATCAAGTTTATTCCAAATCTCATTAGCTTCTTTTTCTCCACAACCCCTCTCCATCGCGCCGGCTATAAATTTACCCGACATAGCAGCCATGGCTTTTTTGTCTTTCTTTTTCATAACCGTCCTCAATATATCTGCTTCGACAAGCGATAATCCACCAAGAACATTTACGGATTTCATAATTTGTTCTTGATAAATATAAAGACCATACGTTGTTTCGGTTACGGCTTTAAGACCAAAGTCATAATGAGGTTTCTTCTTTCCATTTTTTATATCAGAAAAATCTTGGTGAGCGTTTGACTCCATTGGACCAGGACGGAATACAGCCGTCATTGCAATTAAATGTTCTAAAGTTTCCGGCTTTACGCTTCGGCAATAATTCATTAAACCTGAAGTCCCGAACTGAAAGACGTCTTCACACCAACCTCTTTGAAATAGCTTGAATACATTTTCGTCATCAAACGGTATTTTGTTTGTATCTATTTTTTTGTTATAATTCTTTTCGATTAATCCCATTATTTTTTGGAATTTATCAAGTTGAGTCAAGCCGAGAATATCTTCTTTCAAAAATCCAGACTTGTCCATGTATTTACCTTCCCATTCTGAAACCAGAAGCCCATCAATTTTCTTAACCGGAAGCCAACCGAATAAATCTATATCCTCGTTTTCAAAATTTTGTTTAGGCACGATAACGACCGCGGATGGGTGTACGGATGCCGCTCGGCATTGGAAAACGGCGAACTTTATCATATGAATAAGTTCTGGGTTGTCCTGAACGAATTTGAATAGGCGTTTGGATTTTGATGCGTACTCTATTAAATCTCCCCAAGATTCTTGTTGCCAATCATCTATGTCTTTGGTTAGATTATTCATATCATCATACGGGAGTCCTTTTATTTTGCCGAAATCTTTTATGCAAGTTTTCAGCTTCATCCTTGTGAATGTCGCTATTGAACAAACGCAATTAACGCCATACTTTTCTTTCACGTAATTTTTTACGGTATCTCTATATTCAGTGGGGAAATCAACATCGATATCCGGAAGGCTATCGCTACTCTTTGCTCTTTCCCCCGAAACACGAGTTTCGTTGAGGAAACGCTCAAACATCAAATCATAAATCAAGGGGTCGACATCGGTTATATAAAGAAGGTAGGCAACGAGAGAGCCGCAAACGGAACCACGACCAGAGCCTACCATTATGTTTTGAGTTTTACACCAATCAGTTATATCCCAAAGAATCATAAAATAATCGCAAAGACCGTTGGGCACAATTACGCCACACTCAGTTTCCAGTCTTTCTAAATATTTTGATAATTCTTTACCGCTTAAATGAGACAATCGCTCGTCAACGCCCTTTTGTAATTTTTCGAAAAACAAGTTTTTTACATCATTGACTTCAAACAAGGGCAACTTTCGTTCGCTCGTGTTTATTTTGAAATCGCATTTACCGGCTAATTCGTTTGTATTTTCCACTCCCAACAAAATTGTTTGAAATAAAGCGTCAACATCTGAAACCCATTCTGAGTAAGAATCCAAAGTATCTTGAAAACTTTTGTAGTATTGAGTAATGCTTTCGGCGTTGGCCTTACCATCTATCTTATTCAACATAGATTTCAACTCGCCGTTTTCTTTGTCTAAATAATAACTATCATTTATCAAAATTGGTTTAAGTATTCTTGAATAATTTAATATGTAAGAATCTATATTTTGTAGATGTTTTTTGAACAAAGATTCAGAAGTGTACTCAACGGTATCTATTTGGTAATAGACGTCTTCAAAATTGGCCTTGTACTTTTTTATAAGTTTCTTACAAATCTCTTTGTTTGATGAGTTATAGTTCAATTCGCTTTCCTTTGGTATAACCAAGCAAAGACCTTCGCTGTATTCGTAAATCAAATCTTCGGGGATGAAGCCTTGATAGTCCACGTTAACAGCTCTATTAATAAGCAAAAGATTTTTCCAACCGGCTTTGTCTTTTGCGTAAAATTTCAATTCAAATGTTTCTTGATTTTCTTTGTCTTCTGAATAATCCTTGGCAACCGTAACGGTCTCACCTAAAATGAATTTCAATCCATTCTTTTCGCAAGCAGTTTGGAAACTAAGAGCGGCGGCTAAAGTATTCTTGTCGCAAATCCCTAGCGTCTTTTGACCTAAAAATTTTGCCTTATTTGCCCAAAGCTGGCAGCTCCCCGAACCGTTCAATATTTCGTATTCCGAATGAACCCCCAAATGAACAAAATCTAAAATGTGAGGTTCTGCTGATGCGCCTAGAAATTTAAAATCATTTAATTCCGGCTTGAATACTATTTCGTTGTATTTGTTTTCT